TCAAAATCTACCTTCTGAGGATCATCCCCAGCAGCTTCAGCTTTTGGGGCTTCTTTGGGAGGTGTAGCCATGTTACTTCCTTTCCAATGGTGGCCTCAGATTTTTCTGAAGCCTGACGTTAGCCGGAATAGCTTTCGTGCCATCCGGAGGTGGTCTAAAAGGTTTCAATCCGCCTTTACCGACTATAGGTAAACCACGAACTGGACCAATTGGCTTTAGTTGTAGTGACTTAAGTATCTGTGCTCGAGTTAAACCAGGAGATGGCTTTGGCGAATCCGTCTTAGGCTTCGAGGGGACGCTCGGTTTTTCAGACTTATCAACCATTACCATCTCCTGTTTCCCGGGCTGGGAACTACGTACCAAGTGTGACCAATGCGGCCATATTAACTTGCTTACGCTCTGGGGCTACTCGCGCCCAGGCGGCAGCAGCCGCAAGTTCTGCGTTCGTGGGAGAAAGGCCGGCCATACCAGATGTCTGGAATGCCATGCCCTTCGGATGGAAAAGAAGTTCACGTCGTGACCACAATTCTTCAACACCACCACCATTGCCTTGCTGAGGAATACGATAGGTTTCAACAGGAACCCTCGCAGAACCTTCACCAAAGATAATGGAGTCACGGCCCAGAAGATACGTCCAGTACTTGGCAGTACCACCGGAACCGGTAACCAGAACGCTATCATCACGGATTACGTTGTAGCCCAAGTAAGTTGGGAATCTTACCTTGCCATCACTATCCGGAATAAAGTCGATCAAGTTTTGCTTGGCCAGGGAGGCATAGACCTTGCTGTGCATAATAATGACCGCCAAGTCATCAGATGCGTCACCCATCGTCTGGGCAGCATCGATGATAGCGCCGGCTGATGCACCCGCCGTGGCGGATACGTCAACCACCATGTCACCTGAGTTTGTAGCAATATTCTTGGCAAACACACCAGTCAGCATGCTTACAAGAATAGTCTCAAATTCACGTGACCAATAATCTACAACACGGTTAGCAACAACCGTCTGCGGATCATCACCAGCCAAATCTGCCACTAGGTCAGCACTTGACCAGCCTTTGTTACGGGACATACGGACTGCGATGTCCGAAAGTGCCGTCAGACCAACGGGAGCCGCAACTGACGCAGGGTCATCATTGCTCACGTTCGAAGCACCTGACAAATCATTCCACATTGGGAGGTTGATTGTCTGGCCACCGCCATTCAAGAAGTCAGAAATGCGGGGGTCACTAACAAGAATGCCGGCCTGAAAAATTCTCGCTTTCTCAGCCGTCATCCGAATAACATAGTCTGCAAATACTGCAGGCACTACGACATTGGTAATGCGGGTTACAGCCATAACGGTTTCCTTACAAGGGTTGAATTGCTAAATATTCCTAACAATCCTTAGCTTGTGCTTTCGCGGCAGGATGTGTTATGTAAACCCAAGACGGCTTATGCTTGCGCGGCGCGTATTGGTGGTATTAAAACTTCTAAGATTTTACAAGGTTCTCCTTTCGGGCAATGTACACCTTAGAAGTTCACTTTTACTCCAGCTGCACGTGCAAGTTCTCGCGCACGTGCAGGATCCGTATTAAAGATCTCACCCTGTTTTGTGAGATTCTCTTTACCTTTCATCCAGGGATTCACTTGCTGCGTAAGTGCATTCGCTCCATAAAGCGAATCTTCTGCATATATCTCAGCACCTACTTTAGCAAGAGCCTTAGCTACTGATGCGCTAAGTATTGTACCATCTGGCATCATTAACTTAGCTTCTTTCAGCGCAGCTTGTAGCCCTGGATCTAAATTCTTCATAGCCCGGGTTGCCATTTCAACCTGTTTGGCATAACTTTCCGTGCCAGGTTGACCCCAGGATTTAATTAGCTCTTCGTGAGAAGACTTGATTCTCTCATTAATCTGAGCAATTTCTGCTCTTACAGCACCTGTAGCATGCATAACATACTTATCATGTAGTGCATTTGCTTGTATACGAGTCAAACCGTTCTCATGTGCCCAATTTTTAAACGCGTCTGCGAATGCGACGTCATATGGCAGATCAGGTGGAGCCTCTTTGGGCAACGTAAAAGTGTAATCTGCTGCTTTGTCTGGACGTCCAAGCGCTTTATGATATGCATCCCATTCTGCCTTAGGAGCATCTGGCGCTGGTTGAAGAATTCCTTTCTCTGAAATTTTTCCTCGAAGTTCTGCATAAGACTTAATGACTTCATTAGGATCTTTCCAGTTATTCTTTTTAAGAATTTCCTGTGACTCTGGACTAAACGAGCTATACCAAGCTGGAGTCTCTAGCTGTGTAGAGTCTGCTGGAGGTGGTGTAAACGGTGCTGGAGTTTCTCCAGATCCTGTTCCAGCTTCAGTCCCCGCTGGAGCAGGTGTTGCTGGAGTAGCAGCAGGCGTTCCAGACTGTGCTGGAGCTGCAGGTGTTGATTGAGCAGGTGCGGTTCCGGCATCGGCCATCTCAAATGTCCCCTTCAAGTTGATTAATCATAGAATCCTTACGAGCTGCAGCATACAATGCATCACGTTCATTATCAGGTAGATTTACCATGCTCCAAATACGCCCACCAACCATGCGACATCCCTCATGACGCTCGAGGGAAACATGTTCAGGACATACATTAAAGTAACCAGAAAAAGACATAATATCAGTGAAGACGATTTCGGCATCTTGCTTATTACCAGTACCACTGAACAGTCGAGTATAAGCTTCAACTAACTCAAGTCTCGCTTCTGGATCTCTACGTATGATAGACTGATAATTCATTATACACCTGGGCTTGGATTAGGAATACCTGGAAGTCCACCGCCACCTGATGGTAAGCCACCTGCACCTGCTCCATAGCTCTGCATTAACTTCTGAACTTCTGGAAGCGCCGCAGAAGCTTTCTGTGCAGTGTCAGCCGCAGAGTTCGCTCCAGCCATTGCCATCGAGGCATTATTCTGCGCATCTTTACGTTCACGGATCTCATCAACTTCTTGCGGCTTCCTCATCATTCTACGTGGCGCACCGAGACGTTGACGTATGATCTCGAGAGTTTCGTCACCATCAATATTGTCAACTACGTTTGGATCAATAGCTGCAAGCATTTGCATAATCTCAAGTGTTCTCGAGATACCAACTAGATCCGATGCTTTTCTCAGTCTATCTACTGGAGCTGAGAAACGCACATTAAATGTTTTGCCTCTCAAGTTCTCTGGAGGCACCAATTTGGAATCTGGTCTAAACGCACCCTTCCTCTCGAGTATGGCAAGCTCACGATCAATCAAGCGTGAGAGAGCGGACTGGATACGAGATGCAGTCGGACCCAAGAACTCACCTTTCTCTTGAGCTCGGATCATTGCCTCTGTAGCAGACATCTGTGGTGCATTAGCCAGTGTCTGGAATAAATTAAGATACATTGAGTCACGTACTTGTTCCCGGCGGAACTGCATCAGTTCGAACATTAAAGAAGGATTCGGGGCCGGCAAGATGGGCTGAACCAGAACACGACCAGTATTCGGATCCACCATCTTTGGATTAACCGACCCCGGATTTAAGTTTACCGGGACATCCGGGGCATATGCGGACGCCAAGGGAGGTCGGATGCCCAGTTGGGAGGCCAGCAATGCATCCCTACCCATGGCTTGAAGACTCTTCAGCTCGGCCAACGCCAGCATTGCTGGACCCTCAGCGTAGGCCGATCCATCAATTGGTGCCCATGGGTAAATTATAAACGGAAATTCATGAAACCCACCTTCTGCGATTTCATGCCGGTTATCTTTCTCAATGTATCTAGAAATCCATTTCTTTTTCTTTAGTTTCCCCTCTTTGTTCCCCGTCTTATCTGGATATACAGCATGTACAACTTCAACCATAGTATCTTGCGTCTCAGCTTTTTCAGCTAAGAGCTTTGTCTTTTCAGATACTTTATCTGTACCAAATTTCTTAACTAATTGAGTTGCAGTTAAACTAAAATGTCTAAAGTTTGTGTCATGTATACCTTGATCATTAACATCAAGATAACATTCAGCTAATGGAATATACTGGTAAGATATTGGCATAGCTCGACCAGACGCAAGCGTACCAAAAGCTTCTTCAACAAACATTACGCCCTGGCCAAATCCGACCATGGATCGTATGCATCGCTGATTAGTCAATGGAAAACCACACTGTGGATCATATCGGCATTCGAACATATAATCTCGAAGTCGATCCATCCATTCCTGGCCTTCAGCAGATTCCAACTGATCGTCATAGTCTGCACTTGAGGCAAAGGAGTGCCAGCGTTCGGCCTGCGGCGTAATCATTGACTCGAGGCCCGAACTAAGCCTTTCAGAAGCTACGATGCCAACGGAATCGTATATACTGCGAGTCCTATTAGAACCAATAGGATCATCCCAAGTATTCGCCACACGAGCGGTAGATGTAGAGGAGCCAAGTCGTAGCATTGATTCCGATGTTGGGAAAGACGTTCTCGAGACATCGTGCCAGACCTTCTCTAAGAAAGCCCGCCGCTGACTTAGCGCTTCTAGCCTAGCTAGATTTTCATCTACATCTTTGCTCATGACTAACCCAGCGCGGTTCCAGTAGCATAAGGTTTATCAACAGAACCACCAAATCCACCTGGGTCACCAAGCGAAGAAGTAATAACTGTTGAGTTCCTCGAAGCAGCTGCACCTACAGCTTTACGCCGAGCTTCGTCTTCCGCTTTGGCAGAAGCTTCATTCGGATTCGGCGGTGTTGGAACCGGCGGCGGTTTAGGAGGCTTAGGTGTTTTAAAGAAGCACATGTTTCCTCACTGTAACTGCTTAGCTTCAATTGGTTTAAATCTTGTATAGTAATCCTTTATAGTCATACTATACTGTACGAATGTTTCGCCATTAACCCCAAAATACTCGCATTCACATTCTTTCTTAAAGCCCACTTTCTCGAGCCACTTGTTTGCCTCAGTATGCTCTTTATGAGCTCTTACCTCGAGTCTCAGTCCGCCCATCTTCACTAACTCATGTGATAAAACATTAAGTGAAAAATCACTAATAATAGGAGCAGCCCTGCGGAATCTATTAGTACCAAATGCATAAACAACGAATACAGACGGTATGCCAGTGTGACTAGCACCAAATACAGCAATGGGCTGACCATTCTGTTGTACACTAAATGATGGCCCGGTTATAGTGCTTACAATATGGTTACTGGCTTCTTGCTTAGTCATACCCAATGGTATTTGAGCTCGAAGCTCACGCCAATCCGCCGGTCGCATGTTCGCTATAACATACGTCAAATCTCTTATATTCAATGGGTGTACTGTCAGTGTCATATATCTGCCAGGGGATCTATCATCGGCACACATTCCGTCATATACGCGCGTGCATAACCTGCCATATCTCCAGGCGCCGTGAGGATAGCAAATGTTAATGCCAGCGCGTCAGCTAGGTCTGGACTGGGCAAGTTCCTTTCTCGCAGTGAGTCTTTGGTTTCAATAATGAGTCTATCTCTTTTATCGAAGTCGTACTGAACGGCAGTAAGATCGTCAAAGAGTTCTTTGTGGTACTCGAAAGCCGCGCGATCACGTATCCAGTTACGCATTCTTTGCCAGATCTCGGCCTTAAAATTTCCGAACCTAACCTTGTCCGTAGCATTCCGACCGGAGTTAACATCAATGACATTGCCGTACCCCATGGCTTGTAGTCTATCGACCAAACCTGCCCCGAGTCCAACGCCGTCCACACATATTAATTTAGGCTTATATAGTGTTGCGAACTCAGATATCTGGTTCGCAGTATACATCAAATTGACCCCACGTTTTATCCAGAACTCCTCAATGACATCGCCATTCCGTATAACAACCACAGTGCGGTCATCGCCAAAGCGAGCTGGATCACAACCCAAAATAATAGGCCCCATGCCGAGCCTGGATCTTTCAGTGCATGCCATACATTCGTCGAGCGATATAAACTGACGATCCGACGCCACTTCGAACGAACACTCGAACTCTCGAGCGTACTGATCCGGTGACATGAACGATTTCGCATCGTCCAGTTCCTTCTGTGGTATAAGATGCGTGTCCGAGGCCTTAAACATATAATGGCCCCATTCATGCTCATTCTTAATTGCGTACCGGAAGAGATTATAAAACGCATCTTGGCCCTTGGGTGTTCCAATTATCCAGGCTTTCCCCTCACGATCCATGAGAGTAGGCCGTACAATTTCTGGCCATATCTCCGGTGGCATCTGGGCCATTTCGTCGATGACCACCATATCGTGGTATATGCCGCGGAGTCTATCGACTGCGTCCGCGCCCCATAACTTAATTTCACCACCATTCGGGAGCTTGCACTTAAGCTCTGCCTCGAGGTATGTAACGCCTGGAATTCCGGTCGTGTAGAACTTGACATAGTTCCACGCAATCTCTTTCGCCTGGGTATAGGTCGGAGCAATAAAGGCTCCCCGCGGATTAGGCAGGGACCGGCTCAAGATCTCCTTAACAAGCTCATTGACGGCAGCGACAGTTTTGCCAGTGCGCCTGGCTGCCACGATTACTTTGAATCTGCGGGGATCTCTATGTACACTCTTGAAGACATCGCGTGAGGCATAAGGAATCTTTACCTGTACAGAGGTTTGGTTCTGCACAGGTCTTAAATCCAGCGATGTCAGTCTCCCAACTTTAATTTGGGAGTGGGCGAGGTTCGGAGTAGACAATGTCCTTAACGTCCGTTGCGTCTTCAGACGACCACTCTATAGTGACCTTACTTGGTATGCGATTTTGCTTATCCGGGTCAAGTAGCCCCAAAAGCTTAGCTTTACTGTTAGTTGCTGCTACGGCTGCTGACGGATTGTCCATGAGGTAAGCGAATGCCCTATCCTGGTCTAGCTGCGTCAGTAGGGTATTAATATTATCTGCCAGTTTGTCCTTGATCCATTCGCGCGTCAAATTGACCCGGGCCTGCACATAAGGTATCATAAGTAACTCGAAGCCCTTAGTAACAGCCGAGGTTCCATACCCTGCCAGCTGTACCGCCCTCCCGATCGGGTTCCCAAACGCATAAAGAGCCGCAAACTGATCCATCATTTGCAACTCAGGTTCAGAATAGCCTGCCCCTAGATCGTCCTGGTCCGTGAGGGAAGATGATTTTGACACAAAAGCTACCTCTGGCGTATATTAACATTAGAATGTGTAAATGTGGCCAAATTACGGCCAAACAGCGACATTTTTAAATAAAAATGGCCGCAATTCTGTATGGTAGTTGTGTTCGGAATCCGGGTGCTGGTATATGGGCTCTAGGGTAATCTGTAAGGTGGTTATAAACTGGATTGATGTGTATAGGAGCCTAGCGATTGTGGCTTTTTTACGGCGAAAAGAGGGCGGCCCCCTAATTTTTTCGAAATATTATTTCTTATATTTTTTATTTTTGAAATATTATTACGATTATTATATATTAATTGAAATATTATTACTTAGATCGCCACAATTCGGCCGCTTTTCTAAATTATAATTCTTAATAATAAATAATGATTAATAAATAAATATTAATTGTTGTTTATTATTAAATGTGTGCACAATCATGTAGCGCACAGTCAACCAGCCCAAGGAGGGCTACCACGATGTCTGCGACTTTCCAGATCCTCTCCCACGTCACGATCGACTTGATCTCCAAGATCAAGACGAACCAGAGCCGGGAACTCCTAACCTACCTCTTCAACAAGTACGGTCATGAGCCGGTCGACCAGGGCGATCTGATGAAGGAACTCAATACCCACCAGGATGATGGCCTGGTGTTCAAACAGGGATCTTCGGGCCCAATCTCTCGCACCTACGAATTCTACAGGAAGAATGCGAAGTGCGGATGGTTCGAGGCTGGATTGATCCAGATCAATCGGACCTCCAAGGCCAGGAGTGCAGCTGATGAGCTCCAGGCTCTGAAAGATCGGATTGAATACCTCGAGCGGACGCTCACGAACGCCGAGATTGAGTTCGAAGCCTAAGTGACACGGGGACCGGCTCCGGCCGGTTCCCTCCGTCCAGGAGAATTCACTCCTGCTGATGATGATCCCAGTATGGATCGAAACGGAGAATAGCTACCATGCCTATCGAGATTGTAATGTTAATCGTTTTCATCACTGCTCCACTCTGGATGCAGATCATCCTCGAGATTGCGGAGAATTTCATCGATGAGTAAGACCTGGAAATATAGAGATCATCGCCTGAATAAAGAGATCCAGATGAATGCCCAGCGTGAGGAATGGGAGGAACAACAGCGCCTCCGCCAGATCAAGAGGATCCTGGATCACAAGCGCCGGCAAGATGAGCTGATGATAATGGAGTTTGAATCATGAATACTAAGGAAAAACAGAATATCGCCTTCGAGATGATTCGCATCTTGATGGAGAAAACTGAAGCCGACAACGACCGGCTCGAGATAACCAAGTGGATGGTTCAAATAATGGAGGTTCTCAACTCCAAGGCAAAGTAACCTAGATCCCAGATTCTGAGCGTCGTGAGACAGGCCAGATAGAATCCTGGAGATAAGGCGAGCAAGCCCCGGCTAAATGCCCGGAGCCCGAGAATACGGCGAGCTATGGCCGAACATCGAAATGTGGCATCTCGGCGACCAGGTTTCATCAAGATAAAATATTTTTCCTAGGCCATAATTTGGCCGCGATTATATAATATAATTTTATTATTAGATGAGCGGACAACATCTAATAATTAGATCTTGATAATGAAATCATTAGATCTAAAATCTTCAACCTCAACTGTCCCTAGGAGTGTCTACCATGGCTGCAACTTTTCGCATCAAGAATCACGTCACCTTGGATCTGATCTCTAAGATCAAAACCAACCAGTCTCGTGAACTTCTTACTTATCTCTTGAATAAATATGGCTATGAAGCTGTAGATCAAGGGGATTTGATGAAAGAATTAAATCTTCATCAAGATGATGGCTTGGTGTTCAAGCAAGGTTCAAGTGGTCCAATCTCTAGGACCTATGAATTCTACAGAAAGAACGCCAAGTGTGGATGGTTTGAAGCTGATCTTATTGAGATCAATAGAACATCCAAGGCCAAGGATGCCAAGAATGAACTTGAAGCTCTTAGAGCTCGAGTTGAATATCTTGAGAATCTTTGTATTCAACATGATGTTGAATATGAATCTTAATACTTAAGATTCGCACAATAGGTTGCAGGGCCCCAAGCTCTGCAACCTTTTTTATTATTTGATTTTCTACTTTTTATTTGCCATCATTAAGGAGACAATCGTCATGGCTCTTGGACCTTGGACCTGGGCCCACATGAGGAGGAAAAGTGTCTAAGATGCGACAGTTTCATATTTTGTTCTCGAATATGCACGATATTTCTATGTGTATATTTGGTGTATATCAAAAAAGGTAACAAAATCAAGCACTTATGCACCATATAC